TGAATTATACGCGAAGAACCCAATCGTATCAGTCAGTGCAACGCCAGAGACTGATCCGAATGCTAAGGAGACCACTGATGCATTTGCACGTGCATTGCAGAAGTTGGTCCAAGTTCTGTTCAGTATGAAGTATGCGCCTGGGGTGAATATGAAGCCCAAGGCGAAGAAGAATGTGCTGATTGCATTGCTGACCAATCAGGCATGGTTCGAGGTCGGGTATACAAAGAAGGACAAGAGTAGCGAGCAGGCAATGAATGATCTGCTTACTCTGTCACAGGAGTTGGCTCAGGCAGAAGATGCAGAAGAGATCAGAGAGATCGAGGGGAAGCTCACTGCGTTGGAGGAGAAGATTGAGTTCCTCCAACCGAGTGGTCCATATGTTCGTATACGCATGCCGCACCAGGTCATTCGTGACTCGAATGGTGTCGATCCGTATCTAGGCGATTGCAACTGGATGATGATCGAAGACATGCTCCCAACTGTGTATATCAATGCGATCTATGCAGTGGAGGATGAAGGCAAAGAGGAGTTCATTAGTGTCTTTGAGCCGACACACATCCTGACTGGTGGTGGTAGCGGAACGGACAGTAGCGAAGACGACTTCACACTTTTCAGCAAGACACCTGCTAACGATTACAGTGCATATGGCTTCGCTAGTCGAGACTCGTTCGACAAGTCATGCTATACCAAAGTGTGGTATGTATGGGACAAGGTGACGCGTCGGCTAGAGATGTATGCAGACAATGACTGGAAATGGCCCATATGGGTATGGGATGACCCATACCAGTTGCAGGGCTTTTATCCACTGACACCGCTGTGGTTCCATGACAACCCAGTTGCAGTATATGCAAAGGGTGAAGTGAGCTACTACCTGGATCAGCAGGACCAGATCAACGAGATCAATGATGAGAAGCGACGTGCATTGTTGTGGGCACGACGTAATGTGTTCTACAACAAGAACTCTGGGATCACACAGGAGGCAGTAGATGCAATCCTCAAAGGACCAGATGCGACGGCTACAGGACTGGATGTCCCAGAGGGTGTTGATCCTAAGAACATGGTGTTCACGCTTGTTCCACCGAGTATGAACTTCACCACGCTGTTCGATAAGACTGATATCTACAAGTCTATCGATCGGGTAGCAAGCACGAATGAGGTGGAGCGCGGAGGTGAGTTTAAGACCAACACCACCAATAAGGCAATCGATTACTACAGCACCATGGGCAACATGCGCATGGATATGCGGCTGGATGCAATCGAGGACGCACTTGGCGACGTGGGTTGGAAACTTGCACAACTATGTTTACGTTTCATGGATGTCGAGACCGCTAGCCAACTCACTGGTATGGATGTTAGCCCATTCTGGCGGCCTCTCGATAACCTGCGTGACTTTCAACAGATGTCCGTCACAGTCGTTGGCGGATCGACGCAGAAGATGACTACACAGCAGAAGAAGCAAGAAGCTGTGCAGATTGGTCAGGTGTTGGCACAGTATGTTAGAGCCGCACCTTCTAGTGCATTGAAGGCTACGCTCAATATGCTGAGCAAAGCCTTCGATGACTTCATGATCAGTAAAGAAGATTGGGACGCCATCGATCAAGAAGTGCAGATGATGGCACAGTCCCAACAAGGTGGTGCACCTGGGCAGGCTCCGGGTGGTCCAGGGCAGCCACAGCCGTCGGCAACGGGTGATGGTGCACCGCAAGCAGGTGGTGGTATGCAAGTAGCAGCGGCTGTAGTGCAGGCGTTGTCACAGCTACCGCCACCTGTGTTACAGGCGATAGGCCAAGCCTTAGCACAAGGCATACCGCCTGCGCAGATATTCCAACAGATGCTCGCTAGCCAAGGTGGGCAACAGCAGCAGCCGGGAGCAGCAGCATGAGTGGCACAACTGAAGACAGCATACTGAGTAATATACCAGACTTCCAGCATGATAGTGGAGATGCAGGTGGCGACACTGGTGGTAGCGACACGTCGCAAGGCACGCCGCAGACGGAAGGTGGTGGTGGACGCTCATCTGCACCACCTACTCAAACAGGTAGCGAAGGCAGCGGAACTCAGCAGCCTACACAACAGCCGATTAGGCGTAGACACGATGGACTCGTCGAACAACCGAACGCTGATAATCCCAATACTCGCGACTTAGTCGATCCGGTAAGTGGTAGGACAGTTGCACGAGGTGGAATTGAGCGTCGTGTGTTCGAAGAGGGACAACGACATGCACGTGAGAATACGCAACTCAAGACACAGTTGCAGCAAGCCAGTCAAGCACTGAGTAGCATCAATCAGGTAACACAAGAAGCTGTAAGACTTAACGTAGCACCAGCCGATCAGGTAACTGCCATACGTGTAATGGCAGACTTCATGCGTGATCCTGTGCGGACACTTCAGTTGCTTGTCGAAGAGGTCAAGTCGAAGGGCTACCAGATACCGTTTTTGACTGAAGGCGTAAGTCAGGGCATGGACCTGAATGCCATCGGTCGAATGATCGATGGGAAGCTCCAGCCGATCACCCAGCAGCACCAGCAAACCGTTCAACAACAACGGATTAGGCAGGAGAGTGAACGTGAACTGAACACGTTCCTCAATGAGAACACTGAGGCCAACGAGAACCTTGACGTTCTTTCAGAAATGTTGCAGGCTCAGCCTCAACTGACGCTTCATGGTGCCTATACACGGATGATCCGTTGGGCGCATGAACAGGGTCTCGATTGGACCCAGCCACTGCGGCCGCAGATAGCAGCGCGGAACGGTGGTAACGGACAGCAGCCTACCCATCAGCAGCCTACTCAGCAGCCGTCCCGTCCTCTTCCTGGGCGTAGTGCGCGTGGCAATGGTGCACAGCCAGTTAATCAGGAACAGGGCGGCACGCAGTTCAATGAGAATGCCTCATGGGCAGATATCATTCGATCTGCAATGCAAGAGAACAACGTGCGGTTCAACTGATGGAGTAGGGTATGCCTGTTGGAACAATCATCCCGGCTGTTGCAGACGTTCTGCACAGCACGCTGACCAAGTCTCGACGCAAGTTGGTCATGGCCAGCATCAAGTCGAATGCGTTGATGGCTTGGGTGTTTGCGAATGATCGTGTCGAGTATGAGGATGGTGGTTACAACATCACCAACCCGCTCACGGTTGGTCGCAACCCGAACGTCACCAGCTATCGCTACTATGCACCACTGCCTGTCAACCAGACCGATGAGTTCGACACGGTCGAGTATGGCTGGTCGCGTGTAGCAGGTAGTGTGATCATCTCTGATCAGGAGCAGGATGAGAACAACGGTGCCGCAGCCATCTTCAAGCTGATGAAGGAGAAGATGAACGTCCTTGAGGAGTCGATCAAGGACAAGTTCAGTCAGTATTTGTATGCAGCAGGTGGTGGCACTGATCCACAAGGTCTGCTGACACTCATTCCTACCAATCCCACCACTGGATCACTTGGTGGGATCAGTCGTTCGACACAGACGCAATGGCGCACGAGTGCGTATGTGTTTGCTGGCGGTGTGGACTCGACGAACATCGAAGAGGTGTTCGATGATATCCTCATGGACCTGACACTGAAGGGTGACAAACCCACTGTCATCCTGACAGGGCGAAACATCTACCGTATCTACCGTCAGGCGGTGCGGGACAAGTTTACCATTCCACTGAATGAAGGCAAGGCGGGGAAGCGCATGTTCGACCTCGGGTTCGAGGGATGCATGCACAATGGTATACCACTGATGTATGACGAAGACTGCCCAGTCAACTTCGCATACTTCATCAACGACACCTATCTGCGCCTCCACATGCTACGTGGCGTCAACATGAAGGTGAAGGAGTTGGTGGCCCCGTGGAACGTGGATGCAGTAGGCAGCCGCGTAGTGTGGCAGGGTCAGTGGTGTATGTGGCGTGCGTATCGGACCCATGCAGTGATGACTAACTGAGTTAACACAAACAGGAGAACAGCATATGCCGCTCGCATACTTCCATGTAATCGATGGTCAGCAGTCCCCCGACAATTCGCTTCCTGGTGTTCCTGCACTTCCAGATAACACTTTGCCTGTGCCTCCTCCTGGCGTGTGGCCACCGCCAACGGTGAGTCATCCGATTGTTCCTGTGCCTCCTGGTGGTAGTGCTCCTCCTGGGACAATTTGGCCGTCCCCTGGTGTGCCAACTCATCCGATTGCTGGCAGGCCAGGAGCACCTGGTCATCCTGATCACACTTTGCCTGGTGGATTGCCGCGTCCTGACCAGGGTTTGCCAAGCAATAC